AGGAATACGCGCCTGATTTCGCCCTAACCAAACAGCAAGAGCAATTTCTTGATACGACAACATATCGAAGCGCTTCGAAGTCAGAAAGAATGGCAACCGTAGCCGCTCGTCTTTTGAGTAATGACACGAGCGCGGGCGCACCCACTGCGGAGCAGTCTCTTTTTGTCGCGCGCTTGAGGATGGCTATGTTTGGGGATAAGTGATGGCGAGGAGTAGTCGCGCGACGGATCGTTCGCCTCGTCGCCGTCGTCGTGGCGGCAACACTGAGGCATTAACTGGGTTAAACTTGGATTTTAGTGAAAGCCCTACGGTATGGAAGTTTTTAAACGACGATTCATTTGTGCGTGGTTTGATGGGGCCGGTAGGTTCTGGCAAGACGTATGCGAGTTTGGCCGAAGTTATGCTGAGGGCGGTGAAGCAGCCACCATCGCCAGAGAACTCAATCAGGTATTCCAGATTTGCAGTCATCCGCAACAGTTATCCGGAATTGCGGACGACGACGATCAAGACGTGGCAGGAGATATTCCCTGAGTCTGTTTGGGGGGAGATGCGTTGGAGTCCTCCTATTACGCATCATATTAAGTTGCCTCCTCGTGATGGCGCGCCGGGTTTGGATTGTGAGGTTATTTTTTTAGCGTTGGACCAGCCGCGTGATGTCCGCAAGCTGCTATCGCTTGAGTTGACGGGTGGGTTTATTGATGAGGCGCGAGAGTTGCCGAAAGCGGTTGTCGATGGTTTGACGTCTCGTGTTGGCCGTTACCCAACGAAGAAGCATGGTGGTTGTCCGTGGCGTGGTGTTTGGATGAGTACCAACCCAATGGATAGTGACCATTGGTGGTGTAATTTGGCTGAGAAGAACCCTGTTAAGGGTCGTTATCCTTGGAAGTTTTACAAGCAGCCTGGTGGCGTTAAGGAAGCGACCAAGGAGCATGAGGATTCGATTTTTGCGGCGGGTCAGTATTGGGTGATGAACCCGCTTGCGGAGAATACGAATAATTTGCCTGTTGGTTATTATGAGCAGCAGTTGGCTGGCAAGACACTGGATTGGATTCAGTGTTATGCGGGCGCTCAGTATGTTTATGTTCAAGACGGCAAGCCTGTTTGGCCGGAGTACGTTGATAGTTTGATGGCGCATGACGTTGAGTATGAGCCGGGCTATCCATTGCATATTGGTTTGGACTTTGGCTTAACGCCTGCCGCTGTGTTTGGACAGAAGATGCCTAATGGGCGCTGGCATATTTTGCATGAGTTGGTTGCGTTTGATATGGGCTTGGAGCGGTTTGCTCATCATTTGATTTCGGATATTCAGAGTAAGTTCCCGAAATCTGAGGTTATGTTATGGGGCGACCCTGCTGGTGGAAAGCGTGATGAAATTTTTGAAGTCACGTCATTTGACCACTTGCGCACTCTAGGGCTTCGCGCCCAGCCCACCGCGACTAATGATTTTAAAGTGCGTCGTGAAGCTGGGGCAATGCCAATGAACCGTTTAATTGATGGCAAACCGGGGTTGCTTATCAGTCAGGATTGTAATAGGGTCCGTAAATCGCTTGCTGGCGGCTATCATTTTAAGCGCGTTGCGATGGGTGGTGGTCAGGAGCGATTTCGGGACGCGCCGAATAAGAATGAGCATTCTCACGTTGGGGATGCTTATGGGTATCTTATGTTGGGTGGTGGTGAGCATCGAGCTTTGACCAGGAACCCAAATGGCAGACCGATGTTTAAGCAGCATACAGCGGCTGCGGATTTTGATGTTTTTGCTTAGGAGTTGATATGAACGTGAAGGGCATGACGTTGCGATTGAAAGAGGATACACGCGAGATGCTTCGCGCTGAGGCGGAACGTGCGCGTTATGGCTCGATGTCATCTATTGCGGATGATATTTTGAACCATGAGTTGAAGAGGCGGGGTCATCACACATCTGATGATTTGGACCGCGTGGTTGCGGCTGCTCGTGAGCAGGTGTGATGCGACTTGGCGGCGGGCGGCACAAGGGTGCTGCATTTGAGCGGGAAGTCGCTGGTCTTTTGCTTGATGAGTTGGGCATTAAGTTTAAGCGAGAGATTGAGCAATATCGCCAGTCTGATCTAGGTGATCTCGTACCGTGCGACGGTACGTTTCCATTTACGATTGAGTGCAAGCGATATGCGGATGGGTATCTTGCCAAGGATTCTTGGTGGGACCAGGCGTGTTCTGCTGCCCGTGCTGCCGGGTTGCTTCCAAGTTTAATTTATCGCTTTGATCGACGGCCTATCATCTGCCGCGTGCCAGTTGCTGCTTTTGTGGTGATGTCTGGTGGAAAAGATGATTATGGATGGCAATACAACGCGGACGTTACGTTTGAGGCGTATTGCATGATTGCGCGAGAAATACTCGCGTCGGGCAACCCTTGTATAGAAAGGAATGAAAATGTCATTGGGATTGGAAATTGATGCCCCTTCGGGTGGAGATATTTTGCCGATCATTAAGTTTAATGCGACGTCTGGTGAGTTTCTGGCCGTTAATCGAGAGCAGCAAGCTGATGGCACTTGGAAATCGGATATCGTTGAGCAAGAGCTTCCGTTCAAGTTCATCATGGACCTTGAGAATATTGAGGTTGGTTGGCTGTCTTTTGCTTCTGGCGCTCCAGATTTTGTCATGGTGCGTATTGGTGAAAAGAAGCCAGCGCAGCCGACAGAGGATCACAAGAAGGCTTTTCGCGTTCGCCTTTATAATAAAACGCTTGGCATGCGTGTTTTTTCCAGTAGCGCCAAAACCGTTGTCCGCACTATGGAAGCGCTTCACAATAAGTATGAGGCAGAGCGTGGAGCAAACGCTGGTAAGCTGCCGGTGATTGAAGTTCCTAAATTAGAAACCATTACAACTAAAAATAATGACCGGAGATTTAAGGTACCCGTTTGGAAAATCGTGTCATGGGTTGATGACCCAGGCGTTTTCGGCGATTCCTCCCCCGCTGAAGACCCCGCGCCTCAGTCGGACCCCGCGCCGACTGATGACGACGAACTTTTCTAACTGGTGCCGGGGGTGCGCTTCGCGGGCGCACCCCCGATTCTTTTGGGAGGAATTAAATGGCAGTTAATATTGGGTCTTACATGGAGCAGGTGGCTCGCCACTATTGGGGGGAGCCGAATGCTAAGTTATCGAGCCGACATCAGTTGCGGTGGGGAACGCACGGGTCCAAGTCTGTTGACTTGAGAAAGGGCACTTGGTTTGACCACGAAGAGCAAGAGGGTGGCGGCGTTACGCACTTGGTTAGGTCGCGTGAAGGTGCTTCGCTTTCTAGTATTGCGGACATATTGCAGCGTAAGTTTGGGATAGATAAAAAAACAGAAGAAGCGATCATGCCTCGCTCGTTTGTTTCTAAGTGTTACGATTATTACAACGCTGATGGCGTTCTATCCTATCAGGTGCAGAGGTTTGAGCCGAAAACATTTCGCCAAAGGCAACCTGATGGGAATGGCGGTTGGATCAATAACATGCGTGATGTTGATCCCTTGCCGTACAATTTGCCAGCGGTGATGTCGGCGGGCCAGAAGGCAATTTACATTGTTGAGGGTGAAAAGTGCGCAGACCGATTAGTTAGGGAGGGCAAGATTGCCACTACAAATCACGGCGGCGCAAAAAACTGGAAGCCGGAACTAGCGCAATATTTTTTGGGTAAGAACGTCGTTGTTATCCCAGACAATGACCAGGCTGGTATGGCGCACGCCAATCTCGTTGTCTCAGAACTAACAAACGTTGCGAAGTCTGTCCGCATGGTTGAATTGCCCGGTGTTGTTGAAAAGGGTGATATTTGTGATTGGCTTGACGCTGGGAATACAGTTGAGCATTTAACGATCTTGGCCAAAAAGGCTGAGCCAATTGTTGAAAAGCCAAAAGTCGATGACGTTGAAATTCAACGCGACGATATTTTCCAAACGTACTCACTATCCTTCCTTCGTTCCATGCCGCCTGTTGAGTGGTGCATTGAGGATGTTTTAACGAAACATGGATTTTCCGTGATGTACGGTGAGCCTGGGGCTGGCAAATCCTTTCTAGCTTTAGATATGGCCTTGAGTATGGCTTATGGTGAGGCGTGGCAAGGGAAGGCGTCAGCGCAGGGGGCGGTGCTTTATATCGCAGGTGAGGGCGTAGGTGGGCTAGGAAAGCGTATACACGCATGGCAGGCTTATCATGGAGTAGGCATTGACGCGCCATTTTTTGTTTTGCCAACGGCTGTCCGCCTTCGAGAGCCGGATGAAGTTGAAAAATTGATGCGAACGATTGACAGCTTTGGTATGGAGTTTAGCGCCGTCTTTGTTGACACTGTTGCAAGGGCATTGCTTGGCGGCGATGAAAACTCCGCAACTGACATGGGTATGTTTATTGATTCGTGTGATTCGATTAAGAAGCATGTTGGCTGCGCTCTTATGGGCATTCACCATAGCGGCAAAGATGTTGCGCGTGGGATGCGTGGTTCAACGGCTTTGTTGGGCGCAGTAGATACGAGTATTCGCGTTGCTCGTGCTGAGAATTTATTATCCATGAAGATGGAGAAGCAAAAGGACGCAGAGCCGTGTGATGACATGACATTCCGCATGGAAGAAATTGCACTGATTGGCGATTCATCCATTGTTCTTAGCCGCAAGGATGATGCTGAATTTTCTTCAAAAATCAATTTGGGTATTGAGGAGGACCGCGCCCTAGAGGCGTTGCGACAATTATTCATAGATCGAGAATGTTCAGAGGTTTCTCACAAGCAATGGACTGATAAGCATCGGTCAATGTCCCGCGATGCTGGCGGGACTAGGAGAATGCGCGCTCGTCAGAGGTTGCAAGACATGGGTATTATTGGAGTTTCCAATGGCATTGTCAGGGAGATAAAAAAGAACCCCGGCGCTTAATCGCCGGGGTTTAGTTTCCAGGGAGGAAAACTCTAACAATGAATATATAGGGCGTTTGTTTGGTGCGGTCAATCACTACTAACAAAAATGTTTCGTTTGTTCCATTTCATTGGGCACACCCATATGCAATGCATTTGCGCGAGTTCGACCGCAGGCTTTTTTCTGAATTGCCGAATTTTAAAGAATACCTTCAATCATATGAGGCGTCGGGCCATGCCGTGACTGCCATTTGTAATGGGCAAATGGTATGTTGCTTTGGCGTTAATGAATTTTGGGCAGGCGCGGCAGAGGCATGGATGTTGACTAGCAGTCATTGTGACGTTGTTCCAGTGTCACTTTCCAGGGGTGCAATGCGATACTTCAATCAAATTGCAGTTACTCTAAAGCTAAGAAGACTTCAAATAACAGTGGATGAACGCAATATAGTTGCAATTAGATGGGCTAGGATGTTAAAGTTCAGTCGAGAAGGGGTTTTGCGAAAGTACGGCCCTAGCGGTGTTGATTATTTAATGATGTCGAGGATTTTTGAATGAGCGGATTATTTGGAGGAGCGCCTAAGTCGCCCCCGCCTGATCCATCTATTAAAGAGGCACAGGATCGACAAGAGGCTAGGCTGCAAGAAGAAGAGCGCAGCAAGAAGGCTCAGATTGCAGCGCGCCGTCGCGCACGAGCAACGGGTGGCCAGCGCATGTTGCTTTCTTCTGAGCGCGAAAATCCGCAAATGGGCATTCAGACGACCTTGGGTGCTGGCTAATGGGTGGCATTATAAGCAAGCCTAAAGCGGCTGCACCCGCGCCTGCGCCTGAGCCAAAGGTAGAGCCGCAACCTGTGGATGACACGGAAGCGCGTAGGCGCGCGGCTGGCGTAAGGGCTAGGCGCAGTGGGCGTCGTGCATTATTGAGTCCCGGCAGGCTTGGCGCTGGCGGCGGCGATGAGCAAACCACACTAGGAGTAGGCTGATGCCAAAAGTAGTAACTAAAGACGGAAAAACGCGCACCTTTGCTTATAGCAAAGCTGGAATGGCTGCTGCAAAAGAATATGCCAAACAGTATGGTGGACGTGTTACTGAGGCTAATATGAAAACCAAGATGATGAAAAAGAAGGCTAAGTAACGTGCCTTTGAAAAAGGGTAAGTCTGAAAATGTTGTCAGCCAAAACATTAAGATGCTCATGCAAGAAGGGCGTCCAATGAAGCAGGCTGTCGCCATTGCGTTATCAAAGTCTGGGAAGGCTAAGAAAAATGGCTAAGAAGGAAGTTTGGGACAAAAAACGGCCTAAAGATTTGGGTAAGCCCAAGTCTCTTACCTCAGCGCAAAAACGATCCGCAATGCGTGCGGCGAAGAAAGCTGGCCGTCCGTATCCTAACTTGATTGACAATATGAGGGCTGCTCGTGGCTAAGACCCCTGCATGGCAGCGCAAAGAGGGCAAGAACCCTAAAGGTGGCCTTAACGCAAAGGGCCGCGCTTCTGCGCGCAAGCAGGGAATGAATTTGAAAGCACCAGTGAAGTCGGGTGACAACCCAAGGCGTGCATCTTTCTTGGCGCGAATGGGTTCCATGCCCGGCCCGGAGCGCGACGAGAAAGGGCGTCCCACGCGCCTGCTTCTTTCGCTGCGCGCGTGGGGCGCTTCTTCTAAGGCCGATGCTAAAAGCAAGGCTGCGGCGATCAGCAAGAGAAATAAAGGAAAGTCATAATGCTCACTGCTGAACAGGTTATGAAGCGTCACGATATTGCCCAGCGCCGCAAGGATAACTGGCGTCAAATTTATGAGGATTGTTATGAATTTGCTTTGCCCCAGCGCAATCTTTATGACGGCTACTATGAGGGCGGTGGTTCGCCGGGCCAAAACAAGATGGCGCGGGTTTTTGATTCTACTGCAATCAACGCAACGCAGCGTTTTGCGAACCGCATACAGTCTGGATTATTCCCTCCGTATGGTCGTTTCTGTCGCTTGGAGCCGGGTCAGGATATTCCTGCGGCGCGTCGTCAAGAGGTTCAAGCGGCGCTAGACGTTTACGCTGAAAAAATGTTTGCCGTTCTTAGGCAGAGCAACTTTGATCTTGCGATGGGCGAGTTCTTGATGGACTTGGCTGTTGGCACGGCAGTTATGCTAGTGCAGCCGGGAGATGACGTCACGCCTATTAGGTTCACTGCTGTCCCTCAATATTTGGTGGCCATTGAAGAGGGCGCTCACGGCAAGGTTGATAACGTGTACCGCCGAATGCGGATGAAGGCAGAGGCGATTAAGCAGCATTGGGTTGATGCTGAAATTCCAACACGACTTGAATACATGATTCGAGAAAAGCCGACAGAAGAAATCGAGTTGGTTGAGGCGACCGTAATTGACCCTGATCGTGGCGATTATGAGTATCACGTTATTTGGCCGGAAGGTAAATCAACGCTATTGCAGCGTCGGATGAAGTCTTCTCCGTGGATCGTGGCTCGCTACATGAAGGTTGCTGGAGAAGTGTATGGTCGTGGTCCATTGGTTACGGCCATACCTGACATTAAAACGCTGAACAAAACCCTTGAGATGCTTCTCAAAAATGCCTCTCTTTCGATTGCTGGAGTTTACACGGCGGCTGATGATGGCGTTCTAAATCCGCAAACTATTCGCATTGTGCCGGGGGCTATCATTCCTGTTGCGCGCAATGGAGGCCCGCAAGGCGAGAGCCTGCGCCAACTGCCGCGCTCTGGAGACTTCAATGTTTCCCAGATCGTTATTAACGATTTGAGAATGAACATTAAGAAAATCTTACTTGATGATACGTTGCCGCCAGACAATATGTCTGCCCGTTCCGCAACTGAGATTGCTGAGCGCATGAAAGAGTTGGCTCAGAACTTGGGTTCTGCGTTTGGCCGTTTAATTACAGAAACGATGACGCCATTGGTGGCTCGCATTCTGGATGTCATGGACGGTCGCGGCCTGATTGAAATGCCGCTGAAGGTCAACGGATTGCAAGTGCAGGTAACGCCTGTGTCTCCAATCGCTCAGGCTCAGAACATGGGCGATATTGAGAAGATTGTTCAGTGGGTCCAGCTTGCAGGCGCGCTTGGGCCAGAAGGTCAAATGGCTATTAATACCGGTAGCATTGCTGATTACATAGCTGATAAACTTGGCATTCCGGCTGATCTCAGAACAACGCCTGAGCAAAGGCAGCAGGCTATGGAACAGATGGCGCAAATGGCACAAATGGCTGCTGCGCAACAGGGCATGGGGCAACCACAGGAAGGGCAAGTTGAGTGAACCCAGATGGATGGGACGGGCTAAGGCATTTTGAGTCTCAGCCAGACAAGCCAGGCAAGCAGAAGGCAACAGATACGGACCTTTTGTATTTGCGTGTATTCGGCAGCGAGGACGGGCAAAAAGTTATTCAGCATTTGCGCTCGCTGACGATTGAGCAGCCTACGTGGTATCCAGGCGAAGACGCTTCGCATGGATTCGCACGAGAAGGGCAAAACTCATTAGTTCGAGAAATCGAGCGCAGAATCTTGAAAGCGAGAGAGGCATGAGCGAAGAAGTACAAGCGCAAGAATCGGAATCAAGTGAAGGCGACGGCCTTCTTGCCGGGGCTGTTATTGAGCCACAAAAAGAAGCCCCAGAAGACAACTACGTTCCGCATCGTCAAGAAGACACGCAACCATCCGTGCAAGACGTAATGGTTGCTGGTGAAGATGACGAGGTTGAGTTTGAGCGGCCTGATTGGTATCCAGAAAAATACTGGAATGATGAAGATGGGCCTGACATTGAAAGCCTTGCTAAGTCTTACCAAGAGCTTCAAAAGAAGTTTTCTCGCGGCGATCACAAAACGCCGAAAGAATATGACACGAAAATGTTTGAGGACGCCAATGTGCCAGAAGATGACGAACTTCTTAGCACGTACAAAGAGTGGGCTAAGGAAAACGGGATTAGCCAGAATGCATTCAATGAACTGGCCGAAAAGTTCATTTCAATGGCTGGGAATGAGGCGCAACAAGCAGAAGTCTCATACCAAGAAGAGTATAAAAAGCTAGGGCCAAATGCGGACCAAACGATTAAGTCCATGACTGATTGGGCGCAAGGATTGGTGCGCAAAGGCGTTTGGTCTGAAGATGATTTTGAAGAGTTCAAAATCATGGGAGGAACGGCTCAGGGCATTCGTGCATTGCAGAAGGTCCGATCATACTACGGCGATCAGCCTGTTCCAATTGATGTTGGTCAGGTTGAAGGCCTTCCTTCCAAGGAAGAGCTAAATGCTATGGTTGGCAAGGCAGAATACCAAAACGACCCGGTATATAGGTCTAAGGTAGAAAAAATGTTTGAGCAGGTTTACGGTTCAGGCGACTACCAGCCGCAGTTTTAAAGAATTTCCCCGGCCTTTGAGCCGGGGTTTTTCTTTGTTTAATGTTGCATATCTGCAACAGTGCTGCATCTTTACAACACAATATGTTTTATAATATAGTCTTATTGATGGATACCCACTCATGGCCCGTCAGAACGGCCCTGGCATGAGGCGCTAAACCGTGCAAGCCGCAGCCCTTCTAGGATACCTGCTAGGCGAACAATCGAGTGTAACTTAATTTGAAGGAGAAATGTGATGGCTCAAGGCATCACCAACGCCTTCGTTCAGTTGTTCGACGCGGAAGTCAAGCAGGCTTACCAAGGTGCGCGTAAACTTGCTGGCGTTACCCGCGAACGCAACAACGTCGAAGGTTCTGTCGTCAAATTCCCGAAAATTGGGAAAGGCGTCGCTACCGTTCGCGTCCCGCAAACGGATGTTACCCCGCTCAACGTGACCTACTCGCAGGTTTCGGCCACCATGAGCGACTACATTGCCGCTGAATACAGCGACATCTTTCATCAGGCGAAAGTTAATTTCGATGAGCGCCGTGAGTTGGTGCAGGTCGTTGGTAACGCTATTGGTCGCCGGATGGATCAGCTTGTCATTGACGCGCTGAATGCCGCTTCTTCTCCGTCCACCGTTGGCACGGATATTGGTGGCTCTGGCACCAACCTTAACCTGGCTAAATTGCTTGCAGCGAAAAAGTCCCTGGACGCGAACAATGTCCCGGCTGAAGGCCGCTGCATGCTTATTCACGCCAATGGTTTGTCGGCCCTTCTGGATGAGACGGAACTCACCAGCAGCGATTTCGCTACCGTGAAGGCTCTTAGCCAGGGTGAAATCGACACCTTCTTGGGCTTTAAGTTCATCATGCTTGGTGATCGTGACGAAGGCGGTCTGCCGCTTCCGTCCACGCGCACCAGCTTTGCCTTCCACCGTGATGCGGTTGGCCTTGGCATTAGCATGAGCCAGAAGTCTGAAATCAACTACGTGCCTGAGAAAACGTCCTTCCTCGTTTCGTCAATGTTCTCCGCTGGAGCCATTGCGATTGACGACGAAGGTATCGTTAAAATCAGCAGCACTGAGTAAGGAGAAAGATCATGGCTTTTGACTCTGCTGGTCTGACGACTGTTTCGGCTGCTAAGCGCGGCAACGCGCCAGGCATCTATGCCTACAAAACCACTGACGCAATTGCGGACGTGAACACTGCTGGTTATTTCAATGACCTGTCCGACACCCTAGAGGTTGGCGACTTGATTTATTGCGTAACCTCGACGGGTTCGACTGCTGTTGCCACTCTCGTTTATGTCTTGAGCAACTCCGGTGGGGCTGTTGACGTGAACGATGGCACGACGCTGGCGAACACGGACTCCGACTAATAATATTGGGGCGGGTAAAAACCCGCCCCAATATATCTGGAGGTTTTAATGGCGGCTGGCGACACTAAATTAACAATCTGTTCTGATGCGCTTATTATGCTGGGGGCCAACCCCCTTTCTAGTTTTAGCGAGGGTACAGATGAGGCTCAGGTTGCTGACCGCCTCTATGATGACATTCGCGACACTCTTTTGATGTCGTATCAATACAGTTGGACTTTAAAGAAAGTTCAGCTTGCGCGCTCTGTTGATGAGCCTCAAAACGAATGGAAATACATTTATCCTCTGCCGGGTGATATGCTTGGCAACCCTATGGCCGTATTTGAAACGAGCGCGGTTGGAGCGATGACCCGTCGCGACTTTGAGATTTACAGTGCTGGTCTTTATACGAATCTTGAGACTGTGTGGGTTGATTATCAATTCCGTCCAGAGCCGTCGGCTTTCCCGCCTTATTTTGTTAATTTGTTAAAACACGCTTTGGCGGCAGCATTTGCTGAACCTATTACCGATCAGATCACAAAAGGCGATTACTACCATCGCCTTGCCTACGGTGTTTTGTCCGAAAATATGCGTGGCGGTCTGATGCGTGTTTCTATGAATATTGATGGTCGTGATCGACCGCCGCAAAACATCCAGGAGTTTCCGTTAACGGACATCCGTGGATGAGCCGGATCATTCAAATCCAGAATGACTTTACGTCTGGGGAGCTAGACCCCAAGCTGCGTGCGCGTACTGATATTGCGCAATATAAATCTGGGTTAACTACGGCACAAAACGTAAGCATACAGCCTCAAGGCGGGGCGAATAGACGTGATGGAACATTGTTTGTTGCCGAATTGGATTCGGGCGCTGCTGATGCTGTTCGCATGGTGCATTTTGAGTTTAGCGTCACAGACAGCTATATGTTGGTCTTTACCCCTGGGCGTATGTATGTTTTTAAAAATCGCGCCCTTGTAACTGATATTAATGGCAGTGGTAATGATTACCTTAGCATAGCTGCCCTAACGTCATCCATCTTGCCAGAGATGAATTGGGTTCAAAGCGCAGACACGGTTATCGTTGTCCATGAAGATTTAGAGCCGTTGAAAATTGTGCGCGGCGCGACGGATTCAAGTTGGACCGCCAGCACCATTTCTTTGGATTACATACCTCAATATGCTTTTGTGATAGATCGGCATAATCCGACATTTACAATTACTCCAAGTGCTACCAGCGGCAACATCACGATTACGGCTTCTTCTGTCACGTCTGATAATGGAGGGGCGCAAGCCGGGACATCAAGCACGATTACATTGAAGGCTGCTTCTAGTTTTACGTCAGATGACCAGCCAAACGGCATGTTCGTTGAAATCACTTCTGGAACTGGCGCAGGGCAAACGCGCCACATTGAAGATTATGTGGCATCAACCAAGATTGCCACAGTATATCCAGACTGGGATACCGCGCCGGATGCTACATCAAACTACGATGTTAAGGCTTTTAAGGCGGCGGCTGTAGGTGAGTACATTGAAAAGGAAGATGGATTCGGTCGAGCGCGGATTACCGAGTACGTCAGCGATACCTCTGTAAAAGCATATGTTGAAATTCCTTTCTTTGATAATTCTGCCATTGCATCCGGGAAATGGTTCAGTGAGCATGGCTATGAAGACGTGTGGTCATCGACTCGCGGATGGCCGCGAAGCGTAACTTTTCACGAAGGTCGTCTTTTCTTCGGTGGATCAAAGCAGCGACCCTCTACGATTTGGGGGTCAAGGGTTGCTGACTTTTTTAACTTTAATCCCGGCGAGTCACTTGACGACGCTGCTGTTTCAGCGACCCTAGACACAGGCACGTTCAATGCAATTGTTGACCTATTTTCGGGTAGGCACTTGCAGATTTTTACAACTGGCGGCGAATTTTATGTGCCTCAAGCATTGGATGAGCCAATCACTCCTTCTAATTTAATTGTTAAGCAGCAAACTGCGTTTGGCATGAAGCCGGGCATGCGCGTTCAAAACGTCGATGGCGCGTCTCTTTTTGTGCAAAGGCAAGGCAAGGCGCTACAAGAGTTTATCTTTAGTGATACTGTTAATGCGTATACATCTGCAAAGATTTCTTTGCTGTCATCTCACCTATTGAAATCGCCAGAAGAAATGGCGGTTCGTGTTTCAACATCTACTGATGAAGGCGACAGGCTTTTAATCGTTAATGGCGATGATGGTTCCATTGCCTGCTATACTTTGTTGCGTTCTCAAAACGTCATTGCGCCTTCAGAATGGACGACTGATGGAGAGTTTGTAAATATTGGCGTTGATGTCGATGACATTTATACGGTCGTTAAAAGAGCTGTAAATTCATCTGACGCCTATTATGTAGAGGTTTTTGACAAGGATACTTTGCTGGATAGTGCAAAAACAGGTGGCGCTGCATCGTCTGTCACCATGGATCACCTTGAGGCCGAAACCGTTAAGATTATTCGGGACGGTGTAATTGAGCCAGATCAGGTCGTTCCATCTAGTCCATTTACTATTACATTTGCGAGCACTGCTACTTCCAGTTATCAGGTGGGCTTGAACTTTACTCCTGTAGTCAAGACGCTTCCTTTTGAGCCGCGCCTACCTAGTGGGTCGCTAAAAGGGTTTAAAAAGCGTATATTTGAAGTCAACGCAGAATTGTTTGAGACGCAAGCAATGACAATTAATGGGAAGGAAGTGCCATTTAGGCAATTTGGCACAGGAATATTGGATGATGATGTTGCTGAATATACGGGCATCAAAACACTTCATGGCATTCTTGGTTACAGCTATGATGGGCAAATAACGATTGGTCAGTCAGTGCCCCTTAAAATGACTTTATTGGGCATTGATTACAAGGTGAGCATAGGACAGTAAAATGGCAGCAGCATTACCATTTATCGCGGCTGGCTTGCAGATCGGCGGGGGCGTTATGGGCTTAAAGGCTGGCAGGCAGCAGGCTGCGGGATACGCGGATCAAGCCACGCAAGCTAGGACTCAGGCTCGCGGCGAGGCTCTTAAGTACAAAGAACAGGGCGTGGCCGTGCTTGATAACATCCTTCGCACCCAAGCAGCAATCAGCGCGCGCGGGGCTGCTGGAAGCGTTGACCCTTATTCTGGCAGCGCCGGAAATTTGCAGCAATATGCTCTTGCCAGGGGTGCGCTTGAAACGTATGCCGCTGAAGACAACCGCTTAATTGCTGAGCGAACAGGTGAAATGCGGGCGCAGCAATTAGAGGCCGCAGCTAAAGCGACGATGTCTGCCGCCAGGGGTGCCTTCATTATGTCTCTTGGTAAAGCTGCATTTAGCTATGCTGCACTTGGCGGGCCTGGCTTTGGCGGTGCTGGGGCAGGCGCTGGAGCAGGCGCTGGAGCAGGGGGTGGAGGTTCTTCGTTTGGCATGAATGTGCCGGGTTCATTTGGTGCAGCGCCTCCGGGGTCTTTCTTTGGCTCTGGCCTTAACTACGGAACACGGCTACCCGGTGGGTTGATCGGAACATAAGCAATGGCTGAAAGACTTCCACGTTACCGACCTCTTGGCGTAAGCATTGCGTCTGTTCCGTCTGTTGATTTTACTCAGGCGGCGCAAATCGAGGCGCGCGGCACGCAGCAACTTGCTGCGGCATTGGACAAGATGTCTCAATTTGCTTTTGCAAAAGCGGGTGAGTTTGCGGCAGAGGAGGGTATTCGCTATGGGGCAGAAAATGCCCCCACAATGGAGCAAATTGAATTAGCAAAATCAGAAGGTCGTGACGTTCTTGATTTGGTGCCTGGGGATAGGTTCACAACATACGGGCAAGCAGCTAGAAAAGCGGCGCTGCAAATGATTTCAGACAACACTGAAATTGAAGCCAGAAATATTATTGCGCAGCTAAAGATTGAGGCGTCTAATTCTGATCTTTCTATGCCAGAATTTAGAGATCAGCTAGATGCTGTTATTGATGGATATGGGGAAAATCTAAAAGAGATTGACCCCTTAATCGCCAATAAATTCAAGGCGTCAGTTGCGGCTGTCGCAAACTCCGCTTTAGTTTCTCACGCTGGAAAGTTACAGGCTAAAGCAAAAGACCGGCAGGAAGTTGCGGCTCTTGCGGGCATGGATCAAATTGTTCAAAGCAGCATTCAAGATGCAATTGATGCTGGTTCTGTTATTAATGAGCAAACCGGTGAATTTACTAGCATACAGATGCGAATACAGCATGAACGTAATAATATTATTAAGTTTGGCATGGCTGTAGGTGACAAGACGCTGGTCAATCAAAAATTAAAAGAGTTTGACAATAAGGTTAATGAACTTCTTGTCGGGGAAGTAGTTGATTACGTTTCGCAGAATCCGGTGCGCCGCTTTTACGAAATGCGCGCTGGCACTTTTGATGATCCGCATGTTCAAGATATTTATGGCAATATGGATGATGGGCAAAGACGCGATGCTTTTGAGGCTGCGAATGACGCTCTCACCGATATGCTTTCTCGCGACGCGGCGCTTGATCGTGCGGATGAAAGAAGAAAGTCAAATCGTTCTGATGAAATCTTGGTTGAATTTACGGACGCTATTGGCAACCCTGACCTTCAAGAAAAGATTATTGAGCCGCTTAAAACTCTTAACCCTCCATTATACAATGAGTTGAAGTCAGATATTTATACTAAGGGCGCTGAAGATAGTTCAGATGCAATAGTGCGTTTAGATAATTTGCAATACAACGGCGAATTGAGATTCAAAGATGTCTCAGAAGCCTTGAAGAATGGTGAGTTATCTATAAGCACTTATAGAAATTACCTTAACAAATTAACTCAAACGAGAGACGAGCGTTTCCGCGAGGCAATGAAAGTTGTTAAGAACATTCTTGGTTATCCAGACAAATCAATCGTTGTGCCTGGCGCAGAGCAGAGGAAAAGAGACAAGATCATTGGGGGGATTGAGAATCAGCTATTAGACAGGAAGCGCACAGAGCCTGATTTTGACGTTATCTCTGAGGCGAAAAGATTAGCTAATGAGCAATTAGGATTAGAAAATAAAGATTCAGCGGATTATAAATCTGCAATTGAGGATTTAAGAAAAGCTCTTAACGCACCGTCTGATGCAACCGCCGCTAAATTACGCGACTTGATGAATGAACGTGTGGCGGATGATTCGGAGTTTGCTCAACAGCATAACATTAAATTATTTAATGAGGCTCTAAAATCAATGGGGGTCCGATAATAATGTCATCTTTAGTTGAAGAGTGGCGCAAGGCTTACGACTTTTCAAACACTGACGCTGCGCTCGAAATGAAATACGATGATGACGGCATGGTTACTATAAGTCCATTGCCAAGTCTTACGAGAGAGCAGCAAAGTAATCTTATTGAAATGGGTCTTGATCCAAGCAAGCCTCAAGCAGAATTGCGCTCTTATGATCCAACAATGCGTGAAAAAGCCCGCGCATTAATTAGTGATTTTTTGGCAGATGAATTAGATGTTGATCCTAAACGTGCGCGCGACGTTTCGGAAAAATTAATGGGTGTTGAAAACCCTTTGAGCGGGTTAGGTATTGGTTTGTTTGATTTAATAGGGGCAACTGATTTGGCTGGCATGGGCGTGGAAGAAGGGCTGCGTCAAGTAGAGAGAGGACTCGCCAGTGATGATCCCTTGGAGACTGCTATTGGATCGGCAGGGGCTGCGCTGTCTGCTATTCCTGGTGTAGCCGCCGCCGCTAAGGGCGGCAAGGTTATTTCCAAGGCTGTCAAAAAAGCGCCCGCAAAAGCGGCGCTTAAAGGTGGAGAATAAAAGTGGCTAGGACGAAAGACATAAGCGCCTCAATAGATGAAATGGCGGCAGAGGCCAATCAGCCAAGCATAACTAGTCCCAGCGCTACTGGTGATGAGCAGCAGCTTGGCATTGAAATTGATGTTCCAGATGTTGACTTGGCCCTAGAAGAAGAACAGCCAAAGTCTATTCTTGATCCAACGGAAGATATCGTTCCGGTTGATGATTTTGAGCCTATACAAGTTGCTGGCATTGGCGACGTTGTAGAAAAGATTGGCGCTGCCGCCACAAAAAGGATACGCCAAGCAGAAGAAAGACTTCTCCCCAAACTAGGCGAAGAGCCAGTTCAACAAGTTGGCGGCGTGACTGTCGTCCGCCAAGCATCTGATGAAGAGATTAGGGCTATTAATGATGCCTTGGGTGGAGAATACACCAAGGGCATTAACTTCCCCGCAATAGCTGAAGGCATTGGGGAAGACGATTTAGCCGCTTACCTTGCCAGACTTAAAGACGCTAATGCAGAATTATTTGAGCAGGCGCGTCGAGGGACATTAAACTTTGAAAGTCTTATGTCTATGGCTGAGCAGCAAGGCATGGATAATGTCGTGGGGGAGTGGCTTGCTAGAGCGCCCGGTAGCGGAGAAGTGGCCGAAAAAGTTTTGGCAGGTATGCTGGCTGCTATGCAAACGTCTGAGGCGACAAGACAGGCATTCCTGTCTGCGCGCACAATAAACGATCATGCTAGACGTGAGGTAGCCTATGCAAAGGCAAAGCAGCTTATGACGGTTGAGGCCGTTTTATATGCCAACATTTCTGGTGCTGGGTCAGAAGCGGGTCGGACGCTTTATGCGCTGAAAGAGGCGCAGAAGGGAATGGGCGTTGGCGACCCTAGTGTGAGGGCGGAGCAACTAATTAATCTTTTTGGCTTAGAAGGCGAAAAGCAGTTTGAATACATAGGGGAGTTGTACCTCGCTCTACCCAAGGCAAGCCGCTCCAAGTTTGTTCAACAATCATTGCTGGCTAAGGGAGCGGACGCAATTATTGAGGTTTGGATTAATAGTATTCTGACTTCTCCCGTTACTCACATGGTGAACATTGCTGGCAACTCTATGTTTGCAGCAATGCGATCCCTGGAGACCGCTGTTGCTGGAGCCATAGGGAGGGCGCGTCAAGCCGTTGGAATTGGAGGCGCGGATCGAGTGCGTGCCAGAGAGGCTATTGCCCAATTGGAAGGCATACGCCAATCATTTATGGATTCACTTCTAGTTGCTGGGAAAACATTTGTCACAGAAGAACCCAGTGATTTAGTGTCCAAGATTGATGTTAGGAACAGGCGCGCCATAGGCACGTCCGGCGATCCGCGCGTAATCGCAGAGGAAATCAAAAACGGAAACTTCGGCGCTGCGTTTGTAAATACGATGGGTATTTATGCACGTATGGGCGGGCGCTTCTTGATGGCTGAAGATGAATTTTTTAAGGGCATCGGATACCGATCAGCCATTAGCCAAGAAGCTCTTATAAGGAGTGCGAATCTCTATGATGAAATGATTGCCGCTGGCAAAACTATTGATGAGGCCAAATTAGCTTCGGCAGCAGAACACGCTAGAATCCTTTCAAATCCTCCAATGGACGTTATTAAAGGCGCTAAAGACGCTGCGCGTGAATTAACATTTCAAGGTGACATTGATGGAATTTTTGGTTCCTTGCAGGGTGCCGCTACTCATCCGCTGGTAAAGTTGTTTATTCCATTTTATCGCACGCCATACAATGTCATGGCAGAGGCCCTAAAGAGAAGCCCGGCTGTTCTGGCTAACCCCAAATTTTACAAAAAAATTAAAGCTGGTGGGCGCGAGGCTGACCTTGCTATTGCTCAAGTTGCAACTGGCTCTGCCATCATGGGGTCTTTTTCATATATGGCAATGGGGCTAAACACGCCGGATTCTGATGTATTTATTGTTGGTTCCGGGCCTAGTGATGTTCAAGCCAGACAGGCAATGTCTAGGAAAGGCATTCAGCCATTTTCCGTAAACGTGAAACAGGAAGATGGGGCATACAAATCTATTCCATTTTCTCGCTTGGACCCTCTTTCTGGCATGTTGGCAATGGCAGCAGATTTTGCTTATTACGCTCAATATGAAGAGGACAAGAACAAACTAGAAGCGCTGGCAATGGCAGCGGCTATTGGTATTAGCGAGTACGCCATGGAGATGCCATTCCTTCAAGGCGCGTCTCAGTTGTCAGGCGTAATTAATCAGGCGAATCCAGAAGAACGTGTAAGTGCTCTAATGGAATTATTTGCTGAAAAGGCTACTGGTGCTGGACTTTCCATGCTGCCAACGGTCTCTTCTTTTTCTGCTGGTATTGAGCGCCTTCAAGACCCGACTGCGAGATCAGGAATGCTTCCCGAGCGCGGAATGTTTGGCGAAGACCCTGCGCGGCTACCTGCATTTGCTCGTGGATTTTACACAGCCTTGCAAAAAGCCAAAGCAAGAAACCCATTTTTTAGCGATGAGGTTGAGCCAGTTCTTAGCCTCTGGGGTCGCAAGGTTACTACAGGCAAGGGGTATGGTTGGGAGTTCTGGTCCCCAATTCGCGTCAATGACGTTAAGTTTTCAATAGTTGATGATGAGATTATGAGGCTTGGCGACGGACCAAGTATGAATAGTACAAAAATTAGCGGCGTTCAATTAAATGCAAAGCAGTACAACCGCTGGCTTGTATTGCAGAATACAATGGATTCCTTTGGTCGGATGCCTGAAGATGATGGATATGACGTATCTTCAACTATGCTGCCTGTCGTTGCAGCGTTAATTAAGAGCGATGAGTACAAGCAAATAAGACTTAAAGAAGACAAGCTAAAAACAATTAATAACGTCATTTATTCATACCGTTCAACGGCGAGAAGGAAATTGCTCTCAGAAGACCCATACTTAGATAGTTTGGTTTCAGCGGAACAGTAGAGTTGACCCGGAATACATGGTATAAGTTTAATCGTGAGGCGATGAAAAATGGCAGACTATAACATTAATGCAGTGACGCGACGGGTCGTTTACACTGGTTCCGCTGGAACCGGGCCATACTCGTTCACGTTCGAGATTTTGGACCAGAACGATGTTGCGGTTTATTTCAACTCAACCCTCCTGACCATCACTACAGATTACACAGTAACGATCAATGCCAATGGTACTGGCAGCATTACAATCGTTACTGGGTCAAGCGTCCCTTCAACACCTGATGGTGACGACAGTATAACCATCGTGGGCGCTCGTGACATTGAGCGCACTACAGACTTCGTGACAGCCGGAGATTTGTTGGCTGCGTCTTTGAACGAGCAGCTAGACGCCCTAACAATTTTTGACCAGCAAATTAGTGAGCGCGTTGATCGTGGGTTGCTTGCGCCGGTAACTGATCCGACCACAATTAACATGACGCTGCCAGCTAAGGCTGATCGGCTTGGCAAGGCTTTGCTGTTTAATTCTACTACTGGGAATCCAGAGGCCGGGCCTACCGCGACTGATATTGCAAACGCTCAAACAAACGCCGCCGCAGCGGCTGCAAGCGCCACCCTCGCAAGCCAGTGGGCTACCAAGACTGATGGTCAGGTTGCCTCGACGGATTATTCATCGAAGGCGTGGGCCATTGGCGGCACGGGCGTCACCGACACGGCGTCTGCTGGTGCAGCAAAAGAGTGGGCGACTGCTGCCGAAGACGATCTGGTCGATGGCTCCGAGTATTCGGCCAAGCACTACAGCGCTAAGGCATCCGGGTTTGCGACCAATGCTGAGGCATCTGCGACCAACGCAGCAGCGAGCGAAGCGGCAGCAGCAGCAGCGGCGCAAGGGTGGGCGGATGTTGTTTCTATTACCGCTGGCACGACAAACATCGAAATTACGGACGCGAATAAGTATTACATCCTCGACGCCAGTGGCGGGTCGATCACGATGAACCTCCCGGCCGTTGGGACCAGCGATGGCCTGACGCTTGCGTTTGAGGTTCTTGACGCATCCAATAGCATCACGATTGCGCGGGACGGCACAGACACGATCAACGGATCGGCGGCAGACTACACTGGCCTCACGGCTGTTGGCGATGTTGTCCACTTCATCAGCATCGACGGCACACCTGATAACTGGTCGGCGCGTCTCATCTCTCGCTTCGTTGTGGACGGCACGACGATCACGCAATCTGGTCGCACGATTTCAACAAGCCGTGCTTCTGCGTCAGAGGTAAATACTGGGACGGACACGAACAAAGCTGTTACGCCTGACGCCTTGGCCGGGTCCAACTACGGCACCGCTGTCGTGCCGATCCTCGTATTCGATGACGCAACAGATTGCGCTACCGGCGACGGCGCGGGGGATTTGTTCTTCCGTATTCCATCGGTCCTTAACGGCTTTGATCTTGTCGCTGTTGCGGCTTGCTGCCAGACGGCAGGCACGACCGGCACGATGGATATTCAAGTTCACAACGTCACGCAAGCGGCTGACATGCTTTCGACTAAAATCACCATTGATTCCGGCGAAACTGATAGCAGCACGGCGGCAACCCCGGCGGTGATTGACACGAACAACGACGATGTTGCTACGGGCGACCAGATCAGGATCGACGTTGACGCGGTTCACAGCGGCACCGCCGCAAAGGGCCTATTGGTGGAACTCCAGTTTAGGCTTCCATAATGCTGATCTTTCCGCTCATTAAATCTGCCGCACCAAAACTTGTGACTGTCTCTTTCACGGACAATGACGGCACGCAGGGTAGCGCAACAAGCTTTACGTTTTCCGGTAAATCCATCGGCGCAGCGGCAGCGAATAGGCGTGTCTATGTCGGCGTTTTTGGGTCGTCCGCTCAATCATCTATTTCGTCCGTCACCATTGGCGGCAACACCGCAACGAACCATGTCAGCCGCAATGATAGCAACCGCCTTGCGGGGATTTATTCATACCCGCTCACAACTGGAACGACAGCCGATATTGTCGTTTCTTTTCCGGGGTCTGAAAATCGTTGTTTTATTGGTGTTTGGGCGGCGTATGGGGCAGATGCAACGCCGCACGACACACTTTCTTCCGGCGCGTCTAGCTCGACCGGCACCATCGACATCCCCAGCAATGGCGCGTTGATTGCGTACGCCCATAACAATGGCGGCAGTGCGACGTTTACGTGGGCTGGGGCAACGGAAGATTTCGATCAAGTTCCAAGCGGCGGTACGGAAAGTCATTCAGGCGCACACGCTGATGAGATGGCTGAAGAAACGGGCCGAACGGTCACTGCCACGCCTTCTTCTGTGCAAGCGCCCGGCCTCGTCGCTGTCAGCTTGGCACCTGCCTGATGTTTCATAATTGCAAGCAAAAGGTGGCGCGGTGATGGCTGACGTTGATCGCATCTCGCAAATCCTCGGCTCGCTGCAAGCCGAGGTCCAGGAAAATCAACGCCAGCATCATGCCTCATTTAAGAAGCTGGACGCCATTGAAGAGAAGATCAACAAACTCGCTGGCGCTATTGAGTTGATCGCGTTGGAGCAACGCAACATCAAAAAAGAAATTGACGACGATATCAAGCCAGCCGTGCAAGACTTCAAAAACCTAAAGAATAAAGGTTTGGGAATTATCGCGTTTATTGGCTTGATGGGTAGCGGTACCGGAGCGGCATTAGCCAAGTGGTTTTCAACGCAATAGAAGACGAGTTATGAGATACGTCCTGGCGGTTATAATTTGCGCCTTCGTTTTATCCTTTTGCGTTATAAAAGAAGCTAAGTCCCACGGCGACTATCGGTGGGTGATGGATAACTTCGTCACGTCCTATTGCTGCGGCCCCGAAGATTGTCAGGCGCTGCAACTCACGCCCGGCCAGCTTTCCAGAACCGAGACGGGTTATGTCCTGATCTGGAACGGCAAGCCTTACGAGTTCGTCTATCCCGACAATTTAACTAGCCCATCCGAGCGGTTTGGTCGTAAGATTATATACCCTAGCAACAACGGCGCATGGCATGTATGCTTCCGGTTGCATGGGCCGGGGCCAGAGGATGATGAACCTCGGTGCCTGTTTGAACCCCCAACTGGATAAGGACGCAGATCATGCTCCGACTTCCGATTATCTCAGCCGTTGCTGTTGTTTTTGTTCTCTCCGCTTGCCAGACGACTTCACCGGCAATCGACGCAACTCCCAAACTTCAAATCAATGTCACTGACGCGGCCCCGACCTATGAGCCGGGCATCGTTGTTTCCGTCACGTGGGTCTGCCGCGAGGCACAGGCGATCCGTTTCTTAGTTGGCTCCCCATCGCCGGAAGCCTTTATGGCCGCGCTCAAGCTGTTTGTGCGTCAGCAGAAGTGCGTAGCCTTTGACACGGAAATCCCAATCAAACTCAAGACGCACGAATACAGCTTTGAAGGTGTCTTTGGCCCCGGCGAGGCGTGGATACTTGAGACGAGCGACGGCAGCCCGGCCTTTGCGCTTTTGAAGCCGTTGCAAATTCCTGGGAAGGACGCCTGAAATGGCAACCAAAGCTATCAGTGACGAGGAACTACAGGCCACTGTCAATGCGTTTGCGCGGCATGGCACCAACACGGCGACCGCTGCCGAGTTAGGCGTTGAAGACAGCACAGTCAGGCGGCGCAGAAAAATGGCGGCAGATCGGGGCATCACGCCGAAACTGGATGATGCCAGCCAAGCAGCAGAGTTGCCAAACTTCCCCGACGATGATGTCAGCGCCGAAGAAATTCTGGGTATGATGGAGAAGCGTTTCGAGAAGCGACTACAACATCAGAAGTCGTTGCGCTGGTTCCCGATCAAGTTCAAGACGCAGGAGCCGGTCGGCATTGTCGTTATGGGCGATCCTCACCTTGGGTCTAATGGGTGTAATATCCCCTTGCTTCGTCAGCACGTTGACCTGATGAAAAAGACGCCGAATTGCTACGCGGTGAACATTGGCGACACGGCGGATAACTGGGGCGGCCGCCTCATGCGTCTCTACGCCGAGAACGATGTCAGCAAGTCCACGGAGCGCAAACTGGCGCGATGGTTCTTAGAGGACAGCGGAATCCCATGGATTGTCTGGCTTGAAGGCAACCACGACCACATGGACGGCGGCTTCGTTCAATACCTAAAAGCCATCAACGCCGATGTCATTCCTATGGTCGATTGGCGGGCGCGATTCCGTTTGGTGTTCCCAGGCGATGTTGAGGCGCGTGTAGACGCAGCACACAACCACAAGGGCCATTCCATGTGGAACCCGCTCCACGGTCAAACCAGGGCCGCTCACATGGACGAGGACGCGGACATATACGTTGCGGGGCATCACCACACATGGGCGCTGATGACGCAGGAAATGCCAGACGGTCGGATCATCACATTGGCTAGGGCGAGAGGCTATAAATATATCGACGATCACGCGCACCGTCACGGCTTCTATGAACAGCAGCACGGCGCGTCCATCATGTTCGTCATCCGCCCCAAGCACCATAACAACTCCATCAAGTTCATCCGCTCGTTCGCTGACGTAGAGGATGGCTGCGAGTACCTAAACATCGTTCGCAAGAAGGATGGCAAATGATTAACTGGTCCCACTACCCCAATTTCACAGAGGCAGAGTTCGCCTGCCAGTGCGGTTGCGGCAAGGCCGACATGGACCCTGGATTTATGGGCAAGCTGCAACAGGTGCGTACGGCTGTTGATAAGCCAATGCGTATCACCAGCGGCTTTAGATGCGCAATACATAATCAAAAAGTATCGTCAACAGGCCCAAATGGGCCACACACGACAGGGCGTGCTTGCGATATTGGTGTTCAGGGTGCCGAGGCTAAAAGACTTCTGTCGTTCCTGGCGATCCATTTCAGTGGCATCGGAATCCAACAGAAAGGGTCTGGTCGGTTTATCCATGTCGATGATCTGACGCCGCCTGAGTATCCCCGGCCAAATCTTTGGAGTTACTGATATGGCACTTCCAGCACTACTCGGAATTGCGGGCAATATCATTGGCGGCATATTCGACATTGTCGATAAGACCGTTGAAGACAAGGATAAGGCCGCTGAGATTAAAGCGGGGCTGCAAACGCAAGTCCTGCAAATGCTCAACAAGGAACTAGACACTGCCGGGAATATCATCGTCGCTGAGGCGAAGGGTGATAGCTGGATACAACGCAACTGGCGTCCGATCACGATGCTGGTTTTCGTCGGCCTTGTCGTTGCCAAGTGGTTAGGATTTACCGCGCCGGGTGTCAGTGAAGAAATCGAACTTGCGCTTCTGGATATCATCAAGGTTGGCCTTGGCGGCTATGTCGTTGGCCGATCCGTTGAGAAAGGCATAAAGGTCTGGAAAGAGAAATGAGTAACGTCATCACCTTCCCAGGCGTTGAGGAAGAAATCACCGCAGATGAAGTTCTAGAGAACACCAAGGGCAAGGTGCTAGACTGCATTGTCATTGGCTGGGACGCGGACGGCAACCTTCACGTTGCCGGAACTATGAGCGGTGACGCAGAAGTCATCTCGCTGCTAGAGATTGGCAAGGCCGCTTTTGTGCATGAGTTGATTGGCTAGGGTTTCTCGTCTGCGCCGTCTAGCTTGGCGAGTGCTTTCTGCGCGTTATGTTTTAAATGCGACAAAGTATCGTGCTGTTTGTGGAGTGATAAATCAAAGTGCGCTTCCGCAACCTCCCGCAAAGCCCCCTCCAACTCCGCGACACCCTAGAGGCGCGGCTCCACCTTCAATTCGCCGGTGCAGGGTGCGCCAGCAATGCCAGCGAGATAGCGCCGCTTCTCCCACACGTCCCACGTATCTTTGAACTTTGGGTTCTGGAGAATAGTTATTTCCTGACCAAACCATTCTTCGAGATCCCGCATGAACCGCTTGTTGTCGGGATGCTCAGAACCAGTCTCGCAGTAAGCGATGACGTCTGGTTGCGATAACTTCGTGGCGATAGCCGACGCAGCGCCGCAAGAAAACCACGCTACTCTGCGCATATCTCACCATCTCCGCCGCAAGTGCGGCACACGCTGTCTGGTCCGTGATAGCCCATGCCAGAACCGGCGCAGACGTTGCAGATTTCGGTCTTTTCTTCTTCGTCCTCTGGTTCACCATCCACAACCGGATCAGCGACGAGGCCTTCGCAACAGTGTTGTAGGCCGGTGCCGTTGCATTCGGGGCAGGGCCAAGAGACGACCCGTGTCTCGTCAAAACCTCTCCCTCGGCCTTGGCAAAATTCACACTTCATTTTCGCCCCCAAGTCTGCCGCCACAGCCAAGCGTGATGCCGCCCGACTTGCTTGCTCCACCACCTGAATGGCCGTGATTTCATTATCCATCTCATTGGTTCCTCCTATCAGCCGCGAATAAACGGCCCACACGTTCTCTGGGCCGTTCACGGTCGCGACCGGCTCATCAATACGCGATGGTTAAATTCGTCGTTTGTCACTTCATGATAGTCAGGCGTACCGAAACGCGCCACTGGCTTAGGCCAGCCCTCAGCCCAGGCTGGACGCTTCTCGTCCAGCGTCTGACGAATCTTCTCAATGCTCTCTTCAGAGAGGTGATTGAAGCCGCGAAGGTTGCCTGATTTATTCATCGTCATTCTGAAGCTCCTCTTCTATGCGGTCATACGCCGCGCACCAGCGCGGGTCATGCCCAGAATAGTCTCCTAAACCGCAAGAAGAGGACGCTCCGATATCAGTGTAGTACTCATAAAAATAGTACTCACAAGAGGCGCATTCGGGCGCTCCACTCTCAAAAGCATACGCAACGATATCCCAATCTTTTTCCATAAAACCTCCTAAAGCATTAAAAAGGAATAGGGTCGTCCATATTGTCAGGCTTAGTGCTACGCACATCTTCAACCGTAGCGCCAGGGAAAACCTCTTTGGTTTTCTTGGCGAAATTACGGGCGTCCTCACTGGCTATGAGCAGCCTGGCAACTTCATCCATTGAATACACAAGCGCGCCGTCTCTTTCACGGCTTGCCTTGTGCGCGTCGGCTACTGTTTCAGCAACGATCAGCACGCGGCCATCATCCATTGGCGCTTCATACCAAGTGCCAGCAAGCTCACAATGGCCACGGTCACGCGCCTCATCCTCAAGCACCTTATAAGCACGTATCATAGCCGATGAACCACGCACAACTGCGTCGCAATCGTCGCTCCTGATAGCCCCATCAAGGCGCTCAAACTGCTTCCAGAAACGCTCTTGCGTTTCAACGCTGACCAGCTCAGGCAATCTATCAACGCCCCATCGCTTCTCAGCCGCAACAACTACCTGGTCTAACTCAGTGATTGCCGCCTCCATCCTACGCCAATCATTGTCGGATTGCGCAAGCATAGTGCGCGATATGCCGCGAGCAGGTTTTTTAATCCTCCTTTTAGGCATTTATCTCGACGCCCTCACCAGCATCTTGATGGCAGTCAACTCGTGAATGCCGTGTTCCACTAAAAAATCCACGGCACGCGGAAAATCAATCTCACGCTTCTTAATCCGAGCCGCCAAAATCTCAATGTATGTCATCATCCTACCCTTTCATTTCCTTTAGACTAAGTGTTTTTTTACGCACCGATTCCGCTGGCTTAGCCGGAACAATCTTTTCGGGCTGGGCCTTCCGATTAATCATACCCCAACCAATTTGATATTTAACGTCGCCAATCGTGGCAGTCGCAACGTCATGGTTAGCCATCACCTCTTTAATAGCCAACTCTGCGTCATCAATGCGGTCCTTGGCGTCCGCAAGGTCGTACTTCGCCGCAATTAAATCAGCGACCGCACCAATCACATTCGTTCCATCAAGGTCGAGCGGTGGCGCGTCTTCATTTGCGCGCGACCATGCAGTGTTGGCGTCCTCACTTGTAAGGGGCGGATACCAATCATGGTTTTTGCGGCGCATTTCAAAGTCGTCGATGGCCTCAGATATGCGGCGCTGAACTATATCATCTGATTGATAGACAAATAGTCGCAACTCCAACCCTTGATACAAGGTTGCTACACATCCCCATGTCCACCCGGTACACATCATCTGCGCCTGTAACTGTAATGGGCCACGCTGAGGCGGTGGCACGTCTTCGGGTCGCGCCCGAGTCGCCTTGCTTTCAAGGACGCCAGGGCCACTTATGTCGATAACATCAGCGCCAATGCAATAGATACCACGCGACACATCCGTTTTTATTTTGCCCGCGCCCTCACCAGAGCCGTCAAGCGATGCAGCAAGATTAATTGTCGGATGAAAAATGGCCCGATCATAATCAATCAAGACGTTTGAAAGGTCCAAACGTTCCGCGGCTTGCTGCAAAATGACCGGCTCAAGGACATTGCCCCAATGCGTGGCTTCATTTCCGGCCCACGGCTCAGGTTCAACGCCTTCATCTCGATCTATAAACGTCCTCAAAAGATCGTTTGGGGTCTGGTAGGGCGACTGCCCCAACAAAACAGGAATTAATGACGCCGAAATCATGTCATCGGGTGTTACTTTTCCAACCATTTCAAATTGCTCCTTTCTTTTTAAGTAAATTCCGCACGCTAGAAGCATGCCATTGCCCGCCGCGAACGGTCTCAATGCTATCTGCGTTAAGATAATCCGCTATTTTCCTGAGACTGGCACCCTCACTATGTAACGAGCGAACCACGGGCCAGGCGGATTGTTCGCATAACTTCACTTGTGACCTTTCCCGATCCGCACGCGCGCGCCCACCCTTTTCCGGGCATGGCGAACCAAGTTTAACCCCACGCGCCTTGGCAGCAGCAAGCGCGGCCTTGGTGCGCCGTGATATTTCTTCGCGTTCATGTTGCGCGAATACGGCGCGAATGCCCCATTCGAGGGTGCCCATATGGGGCGCGTCAGCGGCCAAGATATCGACGCCGCTATTCCTGATTTTAAACAGGAACTCAACGTCGCGTGATAGTCGATCCACCTTGGCAATAAGCAAACACGCGCCCGCATATTTGCAATGCGCCAGGGCGCGTTCTAAGCCCGGCCTGGCGCTATTCTTGCCGCTTTCGATGTCCTGGTAAGTTTCGATGATGTCGGCAGCGTAGGGCCGTACCAGGGCGCGTTGCGCGTCCAATCCGAGCCCGCTACCGCCTTGACGCGCGGTACTGACACGCAGGTAAAGCACGTATTTTCTGGTCATTGCACGCCATAACCTAGTGCAACGAATAACAGCATGACATAAGTAAAAACAGCCACGGCTATAGAGCCAAGGCATAGGTTTATCAGCTTGCGCATTTTGTTGGGTTCCTTTTCCTGGATCACGCCATGATTGACGCAGATTGGGGCCGGACAATGCCAGCCCCAAGATTGCGTTAATCCAAGCGCGACAGGAACATTCCTTGGTTCAATTTAAGTGATTGAATATCGCCATTACCGCCAGGACCAAAATGATACCATCGGTGCAGGCTGGCGTTTTGACTAGCGTAGTCGGCCGCATACATCCATTCAACGCCACCGTGCGCGGCATTGCGGAAAACACGTGTGCGCAGGCCCATTGCCGCGCCATTGTCGTGATAGACTTCCATTATTTACCATCCCCAATCATGTTAGCCCCTTCAATAAATGCGCGTTTCATTGCGTCGCGCCCTATGTCGCTACTTTCCACGCTGGCAAAGGCATTTGCAGCAATAAGTAATGCGCCGTCACTATTCGCCCATGTTTCAGCGCGCCATTTTGCGCCTGCTTTTTGCCATGTATCCCATGCGCTGCCGGGTTTCGGTGTGTTTATGTTGCGGATCATACTGGCATCCCTTTGCTTCTGAGATATCGCTTGCAGTCTTCGGCTCGTACGTAAACCGTAGGACGTGACGCATTGCGTTGAATAATCGCCAAGCTCAGATTATGGGCAGCACACATACATTCGATCAAATCGCCCGTTGTTGGCCCTGGTAGCTCGACATAAGGGTTGCCTGATTTCTCTGCTATTTCCAAAACGAGATCGGCATATTGCGCGGTTGTCATGTTGTGATAAGACATTTTGTGAGGTTCCTTTTCTGGTCTTTAATCAATAGGAAAGTGCGTCGCGTAGATCATCGAAAACGCCTTCGGGTATCGCGTCCGAACGCGCGGCGAAAATCGAAACATCATTATCACGGCAATATTCGACGCGTTCACGCAGCCCCATATTGTCCCAATATTCGCAAATTTCGTCATATTCCATTTGCGAGTAATGATCTTCGTCATAGACCGGATAGTCCGCCAATGCGGACAAAATTTCAGCCGCCTTAATTAACAAGGTTTCGGGCGCGTCCGGTTTCAACATGATGTATTCAACCCAACCGCACGCCCAGTGCGACGCCCGCCAATCGTAAACGAAATCGTCGCCTGTCGGATTGTCCAGTAAATCTTCGAAGATGCGAATATAATTTGAGCGGGTTAGGCAATCGCTGTCGCGTGTTTGCGTCGCGATAACATATTCGCCTGTCGGGTTGTGTCCGAAATAACTATCGGGCGTCGCCCAAACGGTTTCCGCCAAAATTTCGCGGGCGCGCTCAACTGATAGGGTGCTCATTATCGTTTTTCCTTTTCCTGGATCGCGTCACAATTAACGCATTGTGCGCACCCTTTCAGATGCGCACCGTTGCGTTAATCGGTTTCGGTCAATTCGTGATCTTCGTTTATGCGTTTCGCGATTTCGTACCAATTAACGGCGGAAACAAACGCCCGCGCATAATCTAACGCGAGACAAGGTCCGTTGCTGGTATCGACGCCGAACGAAAGATAATCTTCCACCATATCTTCCAGACCTTCCGCCGTTACCGCCTGTTCGGGTTCGTAGCCGTCGAAAATTTCCAGGTTAACGCGCCACGTTTCGTAATTTGTCCAGCCGTTGTATTTTTGATCTTGTGTGTTCATCGTGTTTCCCTTTTTCTGGTGTGTGCGCGGTGGCGCGTGTTAGCGCGTCGCTTCGATGTAAATAATAAACCCCGTCATGATAGTTGCCGGGACGATAACCAAGGACGTCATGATTAATGCGTATTCCATCATCTCTCTCCTCTCCCGGCAGGGCGCTTATCGCGCCGCTGCCTCAATGCCATTTCGTTCCATCATATCAGCAACCGCCGCGAACGCTTCGCGCTGTGTGCGGTACTCATTAGGGAACCCGCTGTCATCGGTCAGCGCATCATATTCAATGCAAATGTATGTGTGGTAGCCGTAGGGCCGATCACTATTCAGCGTTTTAAACAGCGGCTGGATACTGCCAACGCCTTCATTATCGACATAAACGTCGAACACTGGCACCGAAGGACCCCATCGGGTTTCGCGTCGTTTAATCTCGTATACCATCTTTCTCTCTCCCATTCGGCAGGGCGCTTAACGCGCCGCTGCCTTGTGTTCTTGAACCCGGTAAAATGCGGCCATCTCGTTATGGTAATCTATTTTGTCCCATTCGTTGCGGATTTTCGCCATCACGGCGTCTGCGGCGTGAAGTTCGGCGGCAACTCTGTATTGCTCTTGCTTGGTCATCTGTCGTCTCCGTTTGTGTTGTTGACGTTTGAACGAATACACAATTAATGCCGTTTTAAATGCATGTCAAATGCTAAATGCAATTTTCTTGCAATCAAAAAGACGAAAAAACGTGTCACGGGACATTTCACAGTGTTATTGTGTATGATACGCCGCATAAGTAGAATAACATTCCGTTACATATAGCGTGTCAGACGCAAGTTATTGAAAAGATTAGAGATATCATTATCCGTAACATGCCATAA